CTATGTAGATTTAGGTGGACCAAATTTGTTAGGAGCAAAACTAACTATGACATACGACCCTACAGTTATACCAGAAGAAACAATAGAAGAAATAGAAGAAGTTATAGAAGAGTTTGTAGAGTGGGAAACAACATTTGAACCACAGATTATAGAAGAGTTTGTTCCTTTACCTGTGTTGATTGAAGAATTTCCTATGTTAATATTAGAAGAAGAAGAGCTTGTTGAAGTATTAGAAACTACACAAGAGCTTGAAGAAGAGTTTGAAGAAGTGGAGATACTACAAGTGTTTGGAGGACCAGAGATTGTTGAAGAAGAGACAGAAGTTACAGAGGAAACACCTACTGAAACTATTGCAGCAACAGAAGAGGTCATGGAAGAACAACCTGAACAATCTGAAAGTACCTCTGTGGCAACAGTTCAGGAAGAACCTAAAAGTGAACAACCTGAGACAGACAGTATGGGAATCGTAGATGTGCAAGATATACAGGCACAGGTAGCAGTTAAAATAAAATCAATAGACAAACAACTTGCAACTACAAGTATCATAGGTGCAAAGCTAATTGAATCACAACAAGTAGATTTATCTAGCTATAATAAAAGTTACACAGACAATAGAGAAATATATAAGGGTAATGTTTACGAGGACTTACGAACACTTGATGAGTACAACAAAAAGATTTATAATGATAATAATAAATTTGTAGCTATATCTATGAACGACCCTGTAAAGGACTATCAAAATAAACTTAGAAATGCTACAATACAAAGACAAATAGCTGAACAAGAGCTAAGAAAAATAAGAGGTTATTAATGGCAACATTAACAGATAAACAAAAAGCTACATTAAAAAAACATAGCAAACATCATACAACAAAACATATGACTATGATGAAAAAAATGATGAGAGCTGGTAAAAGTTTTACTGCAGCACACAAAGCAACACAGAAAAAAATAGGTAGGTAATATGGATATATTAGAAACATTAAAAAAATATATAGTTCTTATAGGTGTCATCTCTACTATAGGTGGTGGCTTTTATACATGGGGTGTATTCAATAACAGACTTGATGAATTAGAACAATCTACTAATACTAAAACTGTTAAAGCTATGCAGAAAGAAATAGCTGTGCTAGAAAAAAGAGTAGCAGTATTAGAATCTAGCCTTAATGAATTTAAGATTACAATACAAAACCCACTAAAAAATTAAGGAGGTATCATGGCTTTAGATAAAGAAAAAATAAAAGAAGAGCTTAAAGATTTTTCTGAAGATGCAGCAGAAGTTATTGGAGATGCACTTAAAAAACATTTCTGGAAATCTGTTAAAGCAGCATGGAAAGGTTTTTCTGTTATCCAAAAACTATATGTAGTTGCAATCTTTGGAGCTTACTCTTATCTGTTATATTGGATTTAAACTAACTTGCCTATCCAGTTCCCTTCATTATCAAGAACCATAGGAAACAGTTTAGGTATTCCATCTATAATCATACCACAGCCTAGTATGAATCTAGTTTTGAAATTTTTAGCATAGGCAAATGCTAGGCTTTTCTGATTTATAAGACATCCCACATTCATACCCCAGAATAAATTGTCAGGGTTTGCCCACCATGATATCAAGAACTTGGTGTGGTAATGTCCTTGTACTGCATTCATCCCCATAGTTTGTGATACCTTCAAGACATCTGCTGCTCTACCATGTGTAAAGAAACACCTTTGTTTGTTTGGCAAAGTAATAGTCAAATCATCTTGCCATGTCCACTTCTTTGTACCTAGAAACTCACCATAAGTTCTAAGAAACATACGGCTCATGCCAGACTTCAATGCCCTACGATATACCATAGAGCTATGATTAGATTCTACTTCGATTACTTTAGGAAAGATTTCTTCTAACTCTTTTACATATACCTTTGCTTGTGCTAGTTCATCTCCAGGACTAGGCAAGTCAGGGTCATGGTCGTGCATAGACATAGCTTGAAAGTCTAGCAAGTCGCCTATGTTGACTATAAAGTCTGGATTGTACTCTTCTTTTATTTTAGTTAGAAATGCAAAAGCATCTTTATGATGATAGGGAATGTGTAAATCGCTGATAATTAATATTCTTTCGTACACATTAATACTCTATCATAAGTTATCCACATTAATCAACAGGTGGATTTATATCTTCAAACATATTTAACAATCTTTTTTGAATTAAGTTTCGCAATCTTTCTTCCGTTAATTCAAAAGTTTGTTTGTCATTTAACTTTACATGACAGACCTGTCTCTCTTTAATCATGTAAGCTATATCTTTAGCTAACTCATTAACTGTTTTCGTCATAGACATATTTTTCTCCTTATGATATAATCTACTTGAAGATTGAGTTGAATCAAGCATTGGCTTGATAATGAAGAAAGCTAAGAGATTAGCACTACAACTCAATCACTTTTAAAATGCTACACTCTTATTAGTAAAGTAATCACAAAAACTATTTACCTTGCAATAGTGTTGACACCTTACATCTTCTCCCTTACGAAGTACTACAGTAATACCTTTGCCTTGTATTAACTTGTTATCTTCTAAGTATTGCTTTACTTGCTCTTTACTTTCTAATACTCTAAGTGCAGACTTCCTGCCGTCTTTCATAACTGCATAGGTATCAGGCTTTGCCCATCTTTCTTTAGCTGAACATACCTCTGACCCTTTCTTCTCTGCTTCTTGGTGTGCTTGTATTCTTGCCACAACATAACTATCTTGTTCTTCTTCACTCCATCTCCTAATAGGTATCATAACTACTTGTTTCTTTGGATAGTTATTAGATGTCATAGCCTTCATCTTTGACCAGTCTCTAAGTATAGCCATGATAGCCATAGACTTTACTTGTAGCTCTTTGCCCTTTGGGTTTCTAAGTTCTGTATCGTTATGTCTAATCAAATAATCTAATACATTTAGTTGTCGTTCCCATTCATCTTTGCCTTTCTCTAATGCTTCAAGAGCTGACCATGCAGAAGTAACTTTAAAATCTATTAGGTCTCCTGCTCCTGTAAGCAAATCAAATTGACCACTAAGTTTCCAACCATTGACATCTACATACAGTCTTTGTTCTGCTATGTCGTCATCAGTTACAGCTCTTTCAATTACAGAATGAACAGAGCTACCAAGCAGAGAAAAAATTAAATCGGAGACATCTTCCTCTACTTGGTCGGCATACTCTTTTTCGAGAACCCTTATGCGAGGAGGTGCTATCAGTCGTGTTGTGGATATATCGCTATTACTTTCATAAGGGTCGTTTGCCACAGCTCTTTTAATTACTTCTGGTAAATTAGATTTGTTTGTTAGTTTCATATCTAAAAAGGTACGACATCTTCACCTAAGTCTATGCCGTTGTTGCCATCTCCCATGTCTGTATTTGTACCTTCAAGTTCTTTACTTCTTAATACCATTCTCCTGATACCTTCAGATAATTTATTAAACTCTTCTGTCTTGCCTTGTTGATACTCAGGTACTGAGAACACTACTGTGTCATAGTATTGTGGTGGTATCTCTTCAGGATTACTTGCAGGAATAATACTTGTTATTCTAGGCTTACCATTCTTACCTTCTACTACATTAAGTAAGCAAGGTACACCTGCTAGTTTTGAAATATCAAAGCCTTGCTTCTCTGTTTCTGTAAATGCTCTACCTCTCCACGAACTTAAATCAGCACCCAAATTAGATTTCTCATGAAGAGATAGAGTATAAAATTTACTTATTGTAAGTGGTTCTCCATTCATGTTGTCTTGTTCTGGTACTTCCCAGATTAACATGACCTGCCTCTTCCAAGATACTTCTCCTGAATACTCTTGTCTCTGTGTGCCTAAGTCTATTACTCTAATACACCTAGCCTTGTGGACACCTGACGATACTTGTGGGTATGCCATGCCTCCATCATTTGTTGTTGCTACTATACTCATATTAATAACTCCTTACCTTTCACTTTACCTGAGTTAACTATCCCTGTCAAATTATTTGTTGACTAATGTTAATACCAATTTATATTTATAGAATGAATGAAACTCTACAATATCAACTAGCAGTAGAAAGAAAAAACGAAATAGTAAATATGTATGGTGGTAAAAGATTAGCTGAGATTCTAGGTATCTCACATCCTGCTATATCTAAATGGAAAGTTATCCCACCTTTTAGAGCATACCAGATAGCACAGCTTGGTGATTTTGATATGGCTTATATAAGACCAGACCTAGACTTTTCTGTTAACATTTGACATAAACTAAACAGCTGTGTTAAGATAAGTTAACATGGCAAACATTTACAATGGTCAGATATTTTACACTAATTGTTCTCATTACTACGACTTTCTTGATTGTTTTGGTAGTCATCATACTTTTCAAACTTTCTGTGATAAAGGAAAAGATAGGTCGCTTATTAAACAATTTCATGGAACTATTAAAGAACACTTTCATTCGTTAGCAGAACTGAATAGAAGAGGAGCAGGTATATTCTTTACAGTCAACGAAACAGATTTGAAAGGTAGAACTACTGACAATATAAAAAGAGTAAGGGCAGTATTTATTGATTTGGATGGGGTCTCCTTGCCCAGTCATTTCGAATTACTGCCTCATTTAATTGTGAATACAAGTCCAGGCAAGTATCATGCCTACTGGATTGTAGAGGATGTACCACTTGTTAGCTTTAGTTTGTTCCAAGAAGCTCTAGCAAATAAATTTAAATCAGACCCAAAGGTAAAAGACTTGCCACGAGTTATGAGAGTAGCAGGATTCTATCATAACAAGAACAAACCATATCCAATTAAGATACATCAGATTGCCTCAAGGGTTGAGCCATACACTAGAAAAGAAATTAAAGAATCGCTAGGTCTAAAGAGACCAGAGAAAAAAATATATACACAACCTGTGAAATACAACGGAGAATATAAAGGCACATTTAAGTATGGAGCAAGTAAAGGAGACAGGCATGAACAGCTAGTCAAGATACTTGTTGCCATAAAGAAAAGAGGCGAGACCTATGAGTATGCAAAGAAAGAAGCCCTTGAATTTGCAAGGTCATGTGTACCACCAGAGAATCCTAGAGAAGTTATGTTTCAACTAAATGATATTTGGAATAGATATTAAAGTTTGTGATTGTCTTTTATTAAATAGTACTTCTCAATAATATCTTTAATGTTGTCTGTGTTAGGATAGAACTCTTCGAATCTTTTAGCTAGTTCTTCTTCTACAAAATCTATGATAGCAAGTGTCTCAATCGTATTATGTTTTGTGTTCAATATCCTAATTAATTTATCTTTACTATATTCTTCTATCCTTCCGTCTCTCTTAACTATCATTACCATACTTCTCCTCCAGCAGTTCAAGTGTCTCTGCTAACAAATCTTTTTGGCTTCCCCATTTAGTGTCAAAGTTCTTCTTGCTGTAATGAAATGCTTCCTTACCTATCCTATGATGAGCAACACACAAAGGGATAACTTGAAAATGACTAGCTCTTTGTCCTATGCCTGTAATAGTTACATCTCTTATATGATGTAGTTCGGCAGGAGACAAGTCGTTACCTTCCTTCTTACAGATTATGCAACCAAGACTTGCTACTCTATCCATGTGTTGTTGCTCTGCTTTAGTTTTCTTAGCCATAGTTTTTCTTTTCAACAGTCTGGTTTATCATCTTGGTTTTCCAAGTTTCAAAATTAATCTCTACTATTTTCTTTTGCCAAGCCCACTCTGCTTCTTGTTGAACTGCTTCGGCTAGTGCTTTGATATGTTCTTCATACTTAACATCACACCTTGCTTCCCTTTCCTGTGCATTAACACTATCAAGTTTGCCAGTAGTAGAGTTTAGCTGTTTCTCTTTCATAAGTCTAGCCAGTAGTATTTTTCTTCCATGTTCTAGGATAGTTAGATTCTTCTTAGCCTTTGAATGTTCTATACCTATCTCTCTTAACTTCTGCATTTTTATTTCTAGTAATTCTTCCATATTTACCTCCTAAAAAAGACGACCTATACCCCTCAGAGCCTTTTTAAAATCGCTTAAACGGGCTTAAAATGCCTCGTTTTTTTCACTTTCTGAGAGAAATGTACCTATCTTGTTTAATCTTCTCTCTTCTCTTTGCTTGTTTAATATTGTAATGTTTTATGTAGGACAACACATCATCTGATGTAACCTTCGGTGGTATCTTCTTAGTATAAGGGTAGTGTCCAAACTTTTCTTTGAATACATAACTAGCCCACCCATCATTGTACCCTCGTTGCCTAGAGTAAAACAATACTTGTCCATAAAAATCTTTCTTATCTATCTCAGGCTTGACTATCTTTGGCTTAGGTACTTCAACAAGTCTGCCTTCTTTGATTAACATCTGCTCTTCTTTCTTTGTAGGAATGAAGCTACAGTTAGGACATCCCTTCTGTTCCTTGCTCGGCTTGTAAACTGTATGGCATTTGACACAAGTAAATGGTTGCTTCTCTATTGGCTCTACAATCCTATCACTCTTTGCTTTGACCTTGCTCATTGTTAACTTCCATTCAGGAACTTCTTCAGGAAATCCATGCTCGTATACACATCCTGCATGGTCTATGATAAGTGTATCTTTCTTGTTAGGGTAAGGTCTAAGACTTCTGCCTACCATCTGCAAGTACAATCCATATGACTTGGTTGGTCTTGCTATGATAACACACGATACCTTTGGACAATCCCACCCCTCAGTTAACACCATGCAATTAGACAAGACCATTATCTTTCCGTCCTTCAGATACTGCAACTGTCTCTCTCTTTCTACCTCTGGCATTTCTCCATCAACATGACCAGCAGGTATGCCGTTGTCATTAAAGATGTTAGCTACATATTTAGAATGTTTGATTGATGTGCAGAATACAACTGTTGGTCTGTACTGTGCATACTCTCTCCAATGTTTTACAATGTCTCCTACTAACTTAGGTACATTCATTCTAGTATCTAAAACTTTCTTATCATAATCTCCTGCCACTACCTTGATACCTTTTAAATCTGGTATGGTAGGTGCAACAATATTAGTTGGTACTAAATAGCCTTGCTCTATCAGCTCCTGTATCGAGGCACACTCTACTAACTGTTCGTAGATATGACCAAGACCTTGACCATCTGACCTGATTGGAGTAGCCGTTAGTCCAACGACTGTTGCTTTTGGGTACTCGTTTATAAGTTGTTGAAAACTATTTGACACAGACCTATGTGCTTCATCTAAGATTATCAAGTCAGCTTCTGGTTTATCAAAATCAAACTTATCTTTCCTTGCTGTAAATGTCTGAACACTACAGACTTGAACACTTGCAAAAGCATTAGGTGATTTGTTAGCCATGATTACTCCATGCTCTACTCCAAACTCATAAAGTTTCTTTGAGCATTGCATGACCAACTCCCTTCTATGTGCAACAAACATTGTCCTACTACCACTCGCTTGTGCTTGTCGCAACATAGAGGAAGCTATTACTGTCTTTCCTGAACCAGTAGGACTGACAAGTAATAATTTTTTATAGCCATCAAAGAAGCATTGTCTTAACTTTTCAATGGCTTGTATCTGATAGTCTCTTAACTTATCCACTCTTCTTTACAAGAACATTAGCTATCATTGCCTTACGGACAACACTTCGCTTATGTTTCTTTTTCATCTCCCCTTTTTGTTGCTCGTGCATTCTCTTAAAAAAACTTTTACCAATCTCTTTCATTTTCTTTTCTGCCATTACCAACCTCTCTTTAGTTTTTCTTTTTCTCTTTCTCTCATAGCTTTTAAGACTGCTTCCTTTACTGCTTGTAAAGTATTCTCATCTAGTATCTCGCCTTCAAAAAAGTAAAAGTCTTTATCTAATCCGTTCTCGCTAGTCCTTGCATAGAACTTCATAGACATTGACCAATCTACATTATCATTCATTTGCATTTGCCTCCTCTCTAAATTTATGGTAGCCTCTCTTCGTTCCATCAAGATTAATGATGGCACGGGTTGTCCTAATCCAAGTAACAGTTTCCAACCCTAAATCCTTAGCTAACTTCTTAGCTGACTGCAGACTACTGTAGTCCAGCGATTCAAGACAGTTGGTCTTGTCTTGCATTATGTTTGTAATCTTATCCTCATTGTAAAAGATTACCTCTAGTCCTGATAGTTCTTTGTACCTATCTATATTCATATTGTTCCTCCCATTATTGCTATTGCTAACCAGCAAAGCAATGTTGTTAATATAATTGTTCTAGTCATTATTCATCCTCCTCAATGCTTCATTTGCATTGACATCAATCAATGCTCTTTCGTAACCTGCGATTCTTTGAATAAGTATTTCGGCTAGTTCTTTTCTGCCGTAACAAATCCCGTCATCTATATCTTCACAGGTTTGCTCTGTCAATTCCGTGCGATTGACTTCATCAATCAGATACTCTTTTATATAGTCTAGTAATTGTTCATCCATTATCTTCCTCCTTGTCTTGATGGTCATACTCTTCCCACGATGCTTCCCATATAAAATCGTCCTCTGCCATGATACAAGCATCCTTAAAATCGTAACCCTCTTCCATGTATGCCTCAGCTCTAGCTTCTAACCATTGTTCTTTTAATTGATTACTCAAAATAAATACCTCCTATAAGTAATTCTATCTTAACCTTAGTTAATGTCAACGATTCTCTTTTAAATATTGTATAGCCCTCCTTAATAATTCAGGGCTATCCTGTAAGAATCCTAGACCTGTATTGCATCTGTTGCAAAGTAACTTACCAACCTTGCCAGTCTTGTGGCAATGGTCTATATTCAATTTACTTGCTGATGTTTTTTTATACTTATGTTTCTTGTTAAGTTCTGTTTGGGTTATGCCACAGATATGACACCATGCCTCTTCCCATAACTCATCAAGTTCTTCTTCTGTAATATTGTATGTATTACATTTATGTTTTCGACTAGCTATTTCCTTATGCCCTTTTCTTTTTCTGAGGGCTTTGGTATATTCTCTCCTGTATTCTTTTTGGTTAGTGTGTCCAACTACCTCAAAGTTCCAGTCATCATACCAAATCGTAGATACTTTTAAATCCGTGTGCATTACTTATCCTCCTTGATAGGCAGTTTTGAGAGAGTGCCTAGCTCTATATATTAAACATTAAAATGTTTATATGCTAAATCATTGATTCTAGTAATAAGTTTATGAAGACCTGAGCCTCCTTCAAACCTATAATCTAAATTATGCTCATCTTTTATATCGTTGAGCTTTGAAGAATAATCGGTTAACAATCTAAATATCAACCTTTTTTCATCTTCTGTTAAATAAATTTCTTTTTCCATGTCGCACCTCCTTATAATTTTTTATGTTGCACTTCCTTATAAAGTTGTGGGGAATCTTCCCTCCCCTTTCACTCTTAGCCTGTCTGTGCTAGTCCGTGTCGCCTTTAGTGGCTTAGGGTAGGTGTCTGGCTAACTGTTCTTCTTCCGTTAGAAAGGCTTTCTGCTGTTAGTTCCTTTCTGTAACCCTCACTATCATATTAACAAATCTATAACCTATGTCAAGTACTAATTAAAAAAACTTTTTAGAAGTTCTCTTATATACACTATATATTTAGCAAGTCAATAGGTAAATAAGTACTTTTTTCAAATACCTTACAAAAGTTCTTTTGAATGGTACTGTAAGGCTTTTTGACTAAGTGCCTTAAATACCCCCTCAAAATGCTTCTCCTGAGGTCTTAACCTTTGTCAAGTATTTGTGAAAATAGTTTGATTTAAAGTAACTAGTATCTTATAAGTAATCAGTATCTAAAAGATACTAGTATCTAAAAGGTTAGTAGTATCTAAAAGATATTAACAGACAAAAAAAAACCACCCCGAAAGGTGGTCTTTCTAAATCTGTTATCAAGATTAATTATGCAAACCCTAATATCTTAACATCTTTTTTTGATAAGCTGTTTAAATGGTCATGCAGTAAATAAGGATAATTAACAAAATTTGTTTTATATTGTAGATTAATATAATACTTAATAATCCCTATATCATGAGGACTTAAATCATCAAATTCTATGTCATGAATCCTTAACAAGTCCTTAAAATAATTGATTTTATTTTGATACTCTTTCATTACTTGTTCTCCTTTCTGTTTTTAATTTGTTTTCTTAATTCTTTAGCATTCTTGTTTAAGGTTTTGTTCTCATACTCAGTTCCCAATACTGCTGTAATCCAACCTGTCACAATCTCTGTCTGTTGTTGCAATCTATCTCGGTCTTCATACTTGAGTTTGCCATCCTTTTCTATTATATTTTGTGCAATTTCTTTCAACCATCTTACATGTGAAAGCATTTCTTTTTTTTGATAATCTAACTTTTCTTTAGTTTCCTTTAATTGTTTTTTAGAAAGTTGCAATCTTAGCTCTGCTCTTTCTTGCTCTTGTCTTTCCTCTAGTTGTTTCATTGTTAATTCTTCCATGTTGTTTCTCCTTGAGCAGTTTTTAGACTTGCTTAGGTCTTATATATTTTTACTTCGCTACTTTTATATCATTTAGATTGCCGTCTATGTCGTATAACATTTCCGTTATACTTCTAACAACATTGTAAATCTCAGCTTTTGAGCCACTGAAACTTATATCAGTTTCTCCCCCCCCTTTGCATACTCTAACAAGTCGGCAATATCCGTATCTATAAGCAATATAATAAGTGCCTTCATTTGCAATTAAATTATTGTCTCCGTCTCTGTAAGGCTTATAAACTTCGTTAGGTAATCCCAACCTATTATTTAAAGCCCTTACCTTTCTTTCTAGCATGTCCTTTGTAATTCTCATAATCTGTCTCCTTTGGCAGTTTATAGAGTTGCCAAGCTCTTTTTTTTTATTGTCCAAAATATCCGATTCTTTTAACTTTCATATTAAATCTTTTGGCTTCAATTTCTAATTGTCTCTCTCCGTCGTCCGTTTGCTCAGCTCTTAACTTTGCAAGATGTTTTACAAATAATTTCTCCATGTCTTCCAGTTGCTCTTTTTTATCTAAAGCCCTAGAAAAATCTTCTAATAATCTTGAAGCTTCAAGCAATCCCTCAGCATAATCAAGAGACCAATCTTTTAAATGGTTATTTTTTGTGCCTCCTTGTAAATATCTAGCTTCCGCCATTTTAGAAACTAACTGGGAAAGTCTGTAAATTTGTTTATTCATAATAATCTCCTTGAGCAGTTTTGAGACTTGCTCAGGTCATTAAATTTATTTTTATAATTTATATATTGGAATCCCTAAAAGGTCAGCTGGTGCAGGTCGCCCTGTTATTGAGCCTCTTGCATCTTTATCATCTTCACATTCTAAGATTTCAATGATAGTAGTTTCATTAAGATATGAGCTTCTATGATTATTGCATCCAGCAATGAAAAGAAAAACTTGGTCCATGACTTCGTCGTTGTCATTCCAGCGAACACCATAACGAGTGTTTAAAAATATTTTGTTAGCATCAATATTATAATGAGCTATTAATTGAGTGCCATGATATTCAACATTACCATCATCATCTTGTACTAAATGCCTCTCCGTAGCTGATGACCAAGATAATTGAATACAAGTCTCTCCCTCTATTTTACGAATAGAAAGTTCGTAATCTTTTGTAAAGTTTTTTGAATCTAATCTCATGAGATTCTCCCTAGATGAACGAGTAGTACCTAAAAGTATAGTACTATCCTTTTGGTTAGTAGTTACCTTTGGGTTACTGTATGTCTCTGTTTTCATCATATTCCATTATTGCACAAATCGAAACTCAATACAAGTATTTTTTTTTAGTACTTATATACTCCTTATTGTAGCTCTATATTTTGCTCAAATGTTGGCGAGGGTTTTATAGTAATCTTGTAGCCTTATGAGTTCCCCTTATAGATAGTAAAACAATCTACCAATAGCTTCTTACTG